GTCCACGGCTATTACACCGTGGGCAACCGAACTAACAGGACGTTTGCACTGCGCTGGATGACGGACAGAGCGGTAAGCTTTAATACAACAGGCCACAGCGCAAATTACGATGCGCGCCGTGATCTGTCTCCAAAGTCCCGTTCTTTATTGTCCGCGTTACCAACTCCTGTTTTGCCGATCCTTAAATTACCATCAGCATCTGAGCCGCTTTTGAATATTGCGGCCTTGCTAACCACTCTCATTTCGAGGAAGTAACAAAATGATCACCAATATGTCGTCCATCGTGGTCGTGAACAAGGCTTCGACGCCTGTCTCGACCACACTCACCCCTGCTTCTCGTGTTGCGGAAAACACCGCTCGCTGGCAGTGCCGGACTCTCAATGGCGGTATCCCGTTGGGTTTTAGTAACTATACGTTGAACGTCAAAGAGCCGACGCTTGCTGGCGGGGTCTTTCGCATGAAGACGTCTTACCAAAAACCGAAGCTTGACCTGTCGGTTCCGGCTGTGCCGAAACTGTTGGGGACGGCTCGGTTCCTTGGTGAGTTCATCTTCCCGGATTGCTACACCGATCAGGATCGGATGGACTTCGTTCAAGAAGTCTACTCGTCCATCGCGCAGGGCAGTGCTACGGCTCTCGGCGACAACATCGTCGCTCAAGCCACCCCGTACTAATCTGTAACCTCCGGAAGGATTCACCGTGTCTTCTAAGATCGATGCGACTTTTAAGTCGCTATGTGAAGCCGTAAACACACCGCGTTCTCTAGCTCTATGGCTCCTCTTCAGTTCGAAGGAGCTTTCTCAGTTTCTAAACTTGAGTGTGAGAGCAGAGGATTATCTGGAATCCCAATCTGACAAGTTCCGTGACGACTATCTGTGCACCGAGTACCTTTCGAAATACAAAGGCTTGGACACTGGTATAGACACGCGTCAGGTTGCATTGGCGGCCTTCACAGCCGCCGAGGATCAATGCAGAGCTGCGAACGTGCGCATTCGAAGTCTTTGGACGCCGACCGGAAGGTCGCGCTGGGACCCTGTATTCCACAGGGCTCAGTTAAAAATCCAGAGTTGCCTAGGGTATGCACCGAAGTTCGCGAAGATGCTTGATCGTTTCAGATGGGGGAGTGGAGCAACTGCGACGCTGAAAGGCGTCGACTCTTGCTTAGACTCTAAGCTTTGTGAAAAGCAAATCAGTGTCACGAGAAAGGCATTGCCGTACCTACGTGCGGCTATGGCCACGGACTACGCTTGGTTGCGTGCACGTGGCATAGATGCGATTGGCCCAACTTCCGTGCTGAACGACGAGTTTCTAGTCGTGCAAGGAAGCAGAGGCCTCACCGTGTCGAAAAACGCTAAAACGGATAGATTCATCGCAGCAGAGCCTACGGGAAATATCTTCCTACAGCTCGGCGTTGGGTCATACATCCGTAAATGCCTTAAGCGTTCTGGTATAGACCTGGATGATCAGACGATCAACCAAGGTCTCGCCCGTAGTGCCCTGGATCTCGGTCTTGCGACTGTTGACCTTAAGGCAGCTTCGGATACCATTTCTTCGGCGATAGTTTGGCACCTATTGCCTCATTCCTGGGCCACTTTCCTCGATGCATTACGCAGCGAGAATGTGGTCATCGACGATGAGTTACGCCCCCTTGAGAAGTTTTCCTCAATGGGTAACGGATTCACCTTCGAACTCG